CAGGGCCTAATATTATTTCTAAACTTTTAAAATCACCTATTATAATAAATGAAGATATTTCAATAGAAAATTTATCTTTAATTATATTTGAACAATTAAAATATTTTTTGCCATGTCAAGCAATAATTTCAAAATCAGGAAATATATTGACAATAGATAATGAAAATATTAATTTTTCACAAAGATTTTCATGTATAGGAGATAGATCTATATTTGGATCATTATATTCTACAGATAAATTATCAATGGTTCCTGAAGAACGTATAAAACTTGCATTAGATACTATTGGAGAAAAAAACTTTGAACTAAAAATATATAATTTTTAATTAATGAACAAAGTATATATTCCATTATTAGATATTTATCTTGAAGATATAGCTATATTTAATGATGGAAATATTATTATTTCTTATGATTCTTTATATTATCAAATAAAAAATACTAATATATTTATAGATGATATTATTTATAATAATATATCACAAAAATGGTTTATAATAGATAAAGTATATACATATGAAGCTTTGGTTCCAATAAATGAAAGTGGTGATTGGATATATATAGAAAATGATTATATTGAAATAATACCAAAAATTATTAATTAATTATTTTTTTTAAATATTTATTTTTTTTATTCATTTTTATGCGTAATTTTTTTTGTACCACTGTAAAACAATCCATAAATGCTCTTATTAATGCTTCATCATAAGTATCAAAAGGGCCTTCTAGTTCAGTTGCATATAATACTTTTTTTTCCATCCAATTTATTAAATAAAATCTTTTTACTTTACTTTCCCTTAAATCTGACATAATATTTATATATATGTTCCATATTTCGCTTAAATAATCCATAATATGGTTATCTGGGACAAAGAAATTTATTGATCCTGTATATACTGAAATTTCCCTATTACGATCATATATATAAACAAAACAATCTTTATGTACACCATATTTTTTAGAATATTTTGAAGAAAGATAATTACATAAATTTTCTACAGCTAGCCTATTTACAGTCCTTATCTTTCCCCAATTCATATTAATAATTATTTTTTAATATTATATTTAATTATTATTATATAATTTTTATAATCATATTATCTGTTTGTCCAATATTTTTTATATGAAGAGGTATAATTTTTCCATCATATTCAATTGTATCATCAGTATTTTTTCCAATAAGATCCCAATTTACCATTTGTTCTTTTGAATTCCATCCTATAAATGGTATTCTTCCTTCTACAAAATCATTAATTGGGTTAAGAAAATATTTTAAATGTTTATGGAAAATTTTTGTACTTGTGGAAACTGGCAATAAAAATACGCTCTTTCTATTAAAATTATTAAATTCAAATAAAGCTTTTTCTATAAATTCAACTTTTAATTTTAAAGAATAAGGTGGGTTTACAAAATTCATTTTTCCCCATGCTACTTTAAGGCCATCCCATTCTTCAATATTATGCATAAATGGGCATGGATCAAAATCAAAATTATATATCTTATTAAGCTTATTATAATAAGCTGGTGGGGTCATCCAATCGTCCCTATAATGTATAATTTTATTTTTCATTTTTAATAATAATTTTATTATTATAATTAATCTTTGATTTATTAATAACTATAGGTGTGAACTACCCACCCACGGCAGAGCCGATGGGTTGGGCTTCCTGTTTCGTAGACAAAAGTAACCCTTCATCTCCACAGGCTTGAAATCCGACAATTCCTGCCGTATTATTTTTACTAAATGCAAACTTTTTTATATTGTTAGCAGCCAACTTGTCTCTCGAATGTGTAGCTCCACAAGACTTACAAGACCAAGTTCTGTCAGACAACTTCAATCCCTTATTGATTACTCCGCAAGTACACATACGGCTTGATGGTTCGAATTGTCCTATTCTAAGAACATTCACTCCGTTCCGTCTTGCCTTATATTCAAGTATTTCATTGAACTTACCGATTGATATATCAGACAAAGACTGTGCAAGTTTGTGGTTCTTAACCATATTGGAAGCTCGTAATGTTTCTAAACATAATGTATCGTGTTCTGAAATTAACTTAGCCGTCAATTTATGCAAAAAATCTTTTCTTTTATTAGAAACCTTTTCGTGCAGCACAGCAAGTTTTTTAACAGCTTTCCTACGGTTGTTTGAACCTTTTACTTTTTTACTTACACGTCTTTGTTGTTTCTTCAACCTCTTAAGCTCAGATTTTAGGTGTTTTGGATTTTGTATTTCCTCTCCGTTTGATAATACCGCAAATGTTTTAATACCCAAATCAATTCCTACTGCTTTGTTTTCGTCAATAGGTTTTAGTTCCGGCATATCTTCATTTACTTCTACCAAAATAGATACAAAATACTTCCCTGTTGGAGTTTTACTTACGGTAACTGTTTTTGAATTTCCTTCAAATTTTCTATGTAATTTACATTTTATTGGTTTTTTGAATTTAGGTAATGATATTGTATTCGTTTCAAAATCTACTACTCCATTTTGTGGTACTGAAAAAGACTGCCTATTGTCGCGCTTACTTTTGTATTTAGGAAATCCTTTTTTATCTCTGAAAAACTTTGTAAATGCTTTGTCAAGATTTTCTAAACTTGCCTGTAGGGTTTGGCTGTTCACTTCTTTTAGCCAATTTGTTTCTTCTGCTTTCTTTAGTTTAGGCAAATCTTTTTGTATTGTGAATCTTGATAGACTTTCTTTTGTAGTTTGATATGCCTTTACTTTCTTATCAAGAGCGTAGTTATATATCCACCTTGAGCACCCAAAGTGTTTTGCCAAAAGAACCTTTTGGTCTCCTATTGGATACAATCTATATTTATACGCTTTCAAAATCATAACGCAAATATACAAATAATTTTAGAATTACAAGTTATATTCTCTAAATGATAGGCAATTCATCCAATCCACACTTCGTGATGAATTGGATTTCTTGCTAAACTTTTTAAATTTATTTGACATATTTATACCAATGTTATAAAAATAATTTTTATATTTTATAATATTCATTTTAATTTATATTTAGTAGTCTTATTTATTAATTAATCTAATACAGTAAATTTTGAGCACCTGAGTTTCCCTCCATTATGGACTATACGGCCAATATCTTCAACATTTATTTTTACTTTTATTACCAGTTTCCCACAATGTTCTTTTGCCTTTTCCTCGGTCCAAGAAGAAAGGCCAAAGGAGTTTTCTTTACTGGTGCAATCACAGTGGCACCCATATGTTTCCCCTTTTAAATATTGGTACTGGAAGTTAAAACTAGAATACCTGTCCGATCTTATTCCCTTGTAGGCCAAAATATGGTCACCGTCAATAAATTCATATAGCCCTGTTTCTTTTATTTTTTTAAGCTTAAAATTTTTGTCCTTGTAAAGCCAGTTATCAGGATCTATTTTTAGATTGAATTTACGTATAAATTCTTCAGAAAGCTTTTGGTATTCAGATATATAATACCAATCAACTTTGTCTTTAAATTCCCGGATAAATTCTTCTGAAAGCTTTTGATATTTTGATATCCATACCCAATGAACTTTGTCTTTTAACTTCCGTATAAATTCTTCAGAAAGTTTTTGGTATGCTGATATATAATCCCAATTAACTTTATTTTGGAATTCCCGGATAAAGTTTTCAGAAAGCTTTTGGTATTTTGATATATACCACCAATTAACTTTGTCTTGAAATTCCAAGATAAAATTTTCTGAAAGTTTTTGGGATTCAGATATACATTCCCAATCAACTCTATCTTGAAATTCCCGGATAAACCATTCGGAAAGCTTTTGGTATTTTGATATATACCACCAATTAACTTTGTCTTGAAATTCCAAGATAAAGTTTTCTGAAAGCTTTTGGGATTCAGATATACATTCCCAATAAACTTTGTCTTTGAATTCCAGGATAAACCCTTCAGAAAGTTTTTGGTATATAGATATACATTCCCAATGAACTTTATCTATAAATTCCCGGATAAACCCTTCAGAAAGTTTTTGGTATATAGATATACATTCCCAATCAACTTTGTCTTGAAATTCCCGGATAAACCCTTTAGAAAGTTTTTGGTATTCAGATATATATTCCCAATCAGCTTTATCTATAAATTCTTCAACAGAGCAATTAAGCTCCAATTCTTTGATTAAAAATTCAATTTCTTCTTTTACACTTTTTTTCATGGTTATAAATTTTTAAATGTGTTCCATAATTGTTGTTTTTTGTTAATCGATT